TTTAGCCATTTCTTGTTGTAATTGGTCTTGTGATTCTACTTGCTGAACTGCAAGTGCTAATTCTGTTGATTTACTCATGGTATTTCTCCTTTCTTGTTAAAAGTTAATATACTTTACTACTGTTAATTTTGTTTGTCAAACTTTTATTTACTTTATCCCAATTTTTAGATTTATAAACTTTTCCATCTCTACTTATTGCTTTATATTCAACATCTTTAAAACTTTGTTTAAACGCTTTAATAAACTCATTAGCAGTTAGCATGGTCTCTCCGAAAATCTCTGTTTAAACTTGTTAAACCAAAAAGAAAATGTCCCCTCAAACGGATGATTTCTTTGTTTCTGAACCATCAAGTATGAAGTGCAAGGGTTATCACCTTCCTCTAATTCCCCTAACATTTTTGCCTGTTCTACATCCTTTCTCCTATGCAAACAGATAATATTGTCTGTTAGGTTTCTGATATGGCTACTCCCTAAAATATGTGAAGCGTCAGGTATCACTGTTTCATCTGCTAATTTTTTAGTATGAGCAACCAAAAACACATGAATGTTAAGGTCTCTAGCAAGGCAACTAATTTTATTAATAAATTTTTTCTGACTTGCATAATCATCTTCTGCAATGCTATCTACTTTCATTAGACTGTCTATAACAAAGACATCACAATCATGAACATTTTTTCCAAAGTGTAGACTTGCAACTAAATCATCTTCAGATGTTGTTCCTTGTGCATTAAATAACCACAATTTATTTTTATACTTTTCACAAAATTCCTCAATATGTTGGTCATTAGCTTCTCTGATTCCTGTCTGTTGAATCATTTTTGCTATCTGTATAACAGGTCTCATCTCCATACTTGCTACTAAAACATTTGTATAGGTCATTAAGTTAAGTAATACCTGTGATAGAAAAGTAGTTTTTCCTGAACCACTACTGCCTGTCAAAATTGTTACTTCCCCTCGCCTTACTAAAAAATTACTATCCTCATCAGTTTTTTGAAAGCCTAAAGAAAACCCAGAATTTTTCTCATTACGATAATAGTTTTTTACATCATTTACTAAATCATCAGTCGTTTTTACTTTAAAATCTGTTTCTTCTTCATAAAAACCACCCTCTTGCAAAGTTTTTCTGTTAATAGTCAACTGCTCTACAATGCTACCGACATCAGTTTTCATAAAGCACCTCTGATTTGCGTTGGTGATTTAGGATTATCATTCCACCTTTCTTGATTAATGATAACTTCAGGGCTAGGGTTAAAACCCTCTATCCACTCTCTTGTTTTTTTCATAGTAGCAGTCCAAGAAATAATTTTTTTAGAAATGTCATCTAGTTTTTTTGATTTCCATTTTTCTAAACAACCTTTCTTATTTACTTTTCTTTTTTCAGGTAATGCTTCCCACCATTTTTCAAAATCATTAGCAGTGCCTTTTACTACTTCAGATTTTAAAACAGTCAGCATTGATTCTTTTTTTAGGTCTTGCTCTGTTACTTCATAGAACCAATTTTTTGCGTTTAAACTAGCGTATATTTTTTCTAGTTTTTTTTCATCTTGTCTTAAACGAAAAGCACAAGATTTTAGGTCAGGCAATACACCATTATACTGCGAAGCCAAATCCCAAGCCTCTCTTAAAAACAGTCTTTCTGTTTCTGACAATTCCATGTAAGTCACATCATTTAAAATATCGCCACCATACATTTTATACCAACTCATTTTATTTTTATGTTTGTAATGTTGGAACTTGTCCCAATTTTTTATTTTAAACATTATTTTTCCTTTTTATGTTTAAACAGATTTAGTTAAATACTCCTTAATTTCATACTGTCTTAATTTTGGAATCTGTTTGTTAATAAACCATTTTGAAACTGCCTGTCTACTAATTTGTAATTTGTCTGCAATGTCAGATTGATTTCTAAAATTTTCTAGCAGATATTCAAATGTAATTTTTTCCATTTATTACTCCTTGTTAATTGATTGAGATGTCATCTTATGCTGAACAAAAAAGATTGTCAAGTAAAGTCTGAAATATAAACATCATCATCACCCATATATATATTCTTTTCTAATCTTATCTTATCTGTTATATACATTGTCTAGAGGTTGTCTAGAGCCTCTCTAGAGTTTGTCTGTTTAAACATATAAATCAATAACTTAAAAATAATAAATAAAAAGGTTGACATTTATTTACATAGTATGTCATTATGTCTTTACATTAATAAAAAAGGAGATTAAATATGAATTGTGATAAAGAGTATGAATACGAAGTGATTGGCTACTTATTAGCAAAGGTAGACCAAGAAACAGGTGAAGAAGTACTGAACAGGCATGGAGATGTAAAGTTGTTTAAACACCTAGACAATAATATTGATGTTCTAGGATTTTCAGAAGAATCAGTAGAGGAGATAGTGCAATGAATACCGAAGAAATATGGACAGAAAAAGTAGCAAAGTATTTAGTAGGTAAAAAGATTGTAGCGGTTAAATATCTACCATTAGATGAAACGACTGAATGGGGTTGGTATAAACGACCTTGTGAAATTCATTTAGATGATGGCACAATCATAACACCAAGTGCAGATGATGAGGGTAATGATGGTGGCTCTATGATGACTAACAACAGAAACTTACAGTGCATACCAACATTATAGGAGAATGAGAATGAATATTAACCAAGAAAAGTTATTCAATATAGTAGGTAAAAAACTTAACAGTAAATTTACCAAGAAAGAATTAATACAGAAACATTTGGAATCACTTTGGTATAACTCAAGACCACAGTTATTTTATGATGTTACAAGAGAGGAATATAACTTAATAGTAAAGGAGAATTAAGATGAGTAAATTACCAATAGCAAAAATAAGTAGAGAGCATTTTATTAATTGGTTTTATAGCGATAATCATGAAATAGAAGAACTAGCAAATGAAGTAATAATGTCTATCGGACATTGTGGTAGCTTTAGTATAGATATAGAAAACCTTTATGGTGGTCTAGGTGGATTCCATGCTGAAGATATGATTGAAAACTATGAAGAATTGAAAACATACATAGAATCTTGCGAGGGATATGATGATGGTTGGCTTGAGAATCCCTCTGAATTTATAGAAGTTAAATGGACATAAGGAGTGTTTAAACATGGAAAGACGAGACGAAGATTGGATTAACCCTGATGAACCAAAGATGGGTTACAACGGATATTTTTTTGAATTAGATGATGATGATGAAATAGAAGTGGAAGTGGAGTTAGAAGATGATGAATAATAATGATGAAGTTTTAGAAAATTTATTTGATGAAGTTTATCAGGAAATTTTAGATGATGAACATGAGAATAAAGAGAATCCTGATTATAAGGTCTTATCTTGTGAACAGAAATATGAGAAAGCCCATAAGATAACCATGATGAAATTCTTAAAAACGGGAATGGTATAGTGTCAACTACCTTATTTAAATCGCACCACGAGGCTTATATGAAGCCGTTTTTTTGCGTTTAAACAATGTTTAGCTATATTGTGCATGATTCATGGGGTGAACAACTTAAAGCGTTTAAACATAAGAAAGAAGCCGAGTGGTTCATTATCAACAGACCTGATTGTAAGATTGTAGCAACAGGGTTTAAACAGCCACCAATCAAAAACGACTATGAAATAGCATTGGAGACTTGTGATCCATGTTTAATTTAATTGTAATTAATAGTTGACATTATTATTCAGCTATGTCACAATCTTTACATGGTGCTAATTCGCACTTAACAAAAGGAAACATTATGGAAATAGAATATTATTACACCTGTAAAAATAAAGAATGTGGACATAAATTTGGTGAAGTGGCAAAAAAAGGAAAAGATATTAAAGATGTAAAATGCCCAATATGTAACAGTGAAGTGTCACTTGATTTTTTTGACAAGGGTTTTAGAATAAATTTTTAATCAACAGGGGGTTTAAACGCCCCCTACTTTAAAAGGAAAATATATTATGGATAGAGAATTTGGCAGTAACATGAGTTATTCAGCATTAGAAGATATTATTAATGGAATTAAACATGAATACTATACACCTCCACAAACTAAAGGATATGCAAATTGGCTTGTAGTATGTAAAGCTCTTAATAAAGTAATTGATGAAGTAAAAGTAAATTACACATATAAGGAGACTGTTTAAACATGAACATTAAAAAAGATTTAAGAAAAAAACACAGACTATATAATGAGTATTTAAATTTTTTAAATTGGGATTCAATTAATTATACTGCTTTTGAAGATACTGATGATGATTTTTTTGAATGGGTTATGAGTTATGAAATTGATAGCGATTGGGAAAAGGAGACTGTTTAAACATGAAAACATATACACTTAAAGAAGTTTTAGCACTGTATGAAGATAACAACGAGTCAGGCTACTATTACGGCTACAAGGGGATAGTTTTAAATGCAATAGATAAGGGTTACTCTATCTCTGTAAACAATGGCGAGGAATGGTCAACAGACAAGTCTACGGACTATATGGAGGTCATTAAAGACATTGAAACTGTTGATGATTGCGACCTGAATTTTTTTGATAAGTCAGACAAGTATGTCGGTTGGGCTAAAATTATTTTATACAATGATTACAACGAGTCGGTCAGTGATTATACGGCTAATGATGAGATGGAGTCGTTGATAAACATAGGGGGTAAAGTGCCATGCTAAATAAATGGGATAGTTTTTTGACAGAAAAAAGGAAAAAAAGAAACTGTAGTATTTTATTTTTTTTAGTGGGAGTTTTTGCCACAATTATTTGTTATGAATTTTTTTAATAGTTTTTTAGTTTTTTATTTTTTAGTTTCAATTTTTTCTTTTATTAGTTTTAT